AAACTTAAGTACTTATGGCTTAAAATTGTTAGCTTCTTTTCTCCCCGTTGGAAAGTAGAAGTTAGTTATAATAAACAATGGGGTGATACAGATGATAAAACTTTTATTGCTAAAAAGTTCTATCAAAAGAAAGAGAAGTTTTTAAAGTTCAAGACAGATAGTAATGATATAATAGAAATTAGAAGTGCTACTGGATTAAATTATAGGATAGAGGAATTATGAATCAAATATTAATAGGAGTTATACTAGTTATGGGTATAGGTGGTTATTTCTTATACGTTGAGAATGGAAACTTACAAGCAGAAAATAGTGCTTATGAATTAAGAGACGCGGAACAAGACGCAGCAATCGAGCAATTACAAGGAGATCTAGAATTACAAGGTAAAAGCCTTGTAGCTATGACCCAAAAGAATGCGGAAATAGAAGGTGAAATGAATCGTTATCTTAACATTTTTAAAAGACATAATTTAACTAAACTAGCATACGCCAAACCAGGTTTGATAGAACCTAAGGCAAATAAAGCTACGAAGGAGGTATTTGATGGAATCGAAGAAGATAGTCGTAATATTGACAATCTTGATGATGGTGTCCAGTTGCAGTCTAGTTCCAAGTAAAAAGGAAGTTAGCATAACAACTAAAGCTATCGAAAGAACGATAATCCAACCCGTAATGCCTCGGGAAATAGATTTAAAAGATCCTTATTGGTATGTAGTTTCAGATAAAAATATAGATGAATTTCTCGCCAGAGTTGAGAAAGATCAGGGACAACTAGTATTTTTTGCTATGTCTGTTCCAGATTATGAAATAATGGCATATAATATGCAAGAGTTGAAACGATATATTCGGGAACTCAAAGAGGTGGTAGTATACTACAGGAAAGTTACAGCTCCTATGGCTCCAAAAGCCAAAGAGGAAAGAGACAGACCTACAGTAGGAATATATCCACTCAAGAAGGATGAATAGAAGTAAAGAAAGATTACTTATTTGTGCTTCATGTGAAAATCTAACTAAATTTAAGGTATGTAAAGCATGTATGTGCTTCATGCCTTTAAAAGCTAGATTAGTTAGGGCTAAATGCCCAAAGAATAAATGGAGAAACTTATGGATACATTAATGAAGGCTAAAGATTGGATAATGGCACGTTGTTCTGAGAGAACATCTTGGGACGGAGTAACAATTATAGGTGTTAGTATTCTAGTCTTACTAGGGGTACCAGTAGTTAAATTACTAGCTTGGCCCGCCTTACTTTACGGAGTGTTTACATTCTTTAAGGAAGAAGGAGTTATATAATGCCCAAGGGCAAAGGAACTTATAGTAAATGCCGTGGACGCCCTAAGAAACGGAAGTGGTAAATGCCGATTACTAAAGTTAAGGGCGGTTGGAAGATAAAAAATACTTCTGGAATCTCTAAGACTAAAAAAGCTGCGAAGCGAAGGCTTCGCGCTATTAAACACCGCCAGTCTAAAAAGAGAAGAAGGAAAGGACGCGTTAAGCGTAGGAGAAAAAAATGAGAGCAATTAGATTAATATCACCCAAAGAATCAGCAGGCAATAGTTTTGCTAATGGATCCGATATACAAGGTGCAAATTATGTACTATGTGTACATACGGGTGGTACAGCAGCAGTGGTAACTATTTGTAATTCAGCAGGAAATGGTCCCGGAACATTTGGACTAAATATAGCAGGTTCTGGTGATGCTACAATGGTTATAAAGAAAGATTCAACTGATGTAATGTATGCAGATCAAGGTAGTGTAGAATTTACTGCCGTACAGTATGCTTAAAATGCACACTAATCCAAGAGATAATTGGCTTCAAGAAGTTAGCGAGTTTTGTATAGCAACTTTAGAAGATTTAAATGATAAAGCTCAAGAGGGTGAATATGTTTCACCCAAAGATCAAACTATGACAGATTTATGTATGGGATATTTATTTCTTTTAAGTGTTTGTAATACAGAAGGTCTTTTAGACCCTTCTAAAATACAAAACTCAATAGATAAAAATATAACTATACACTAATGTTAGAAATAAGTAGAAAAGATGTTATAAGTACTGATATAATGCAATTTGATGCAGCAAATCGCTTTATCAAATTGCCAATAGAGGAATATCTTGATTTACTTGGAACAAAACCTAACTCAGCTCAAATAGCTTTAATAAATGCACTCAATAATCCTAAGTATAGGTTTGTATGTGCAGCTATTTCTCGGAGACAAGGTAAAACTTATATTACTAATGTTATTGGACAACTAGTTTCACTTATACCAAACTCACATATACTTATTATGTCTCCTAATTATGCTTTATCTCAAATATCTTTTGATTTACAAAGACAACTTATTAGGCATTTTGACCTTGAAGTAGTTAGAGATAATGCAAAAGATAAGGTAATTGAACTGTCTAATGGTTCTACCATAAGAATGGGGTCAGTTAATCAAGTTGATTCAACAGTTGGAAGGTCTTATGACCTAATCATTTTTGATGAAGCAGCCTTAGCTGATGGAAAAGATGCATTTAATGTAGCACTTCGGCCCACTTTAGATAAGCCAGAGAGTAAAGCTGTATTTATATCTACTCCTAGAGGAAGAAATAACTGGTTTGCAGACTTCTACCATAGGGGTTGGAGCGAGGAATTTGATGATTGGTTCTCGGTAAGGGCAACTTATCATGAAAACCCTAGATTTTCAACTGAAGATATTGAAGAAGCTAAAAGAACGATGTCTCAAGCAGAGTTTTCACAAGAGTACTTAGCTGATTTTAATACTTATGAAGGACAAGTTTGGAACTTTAACTTCGAAGAGTGTGTTGCAGACTTAAGTCAGTTAGATACTAGTAATATGGACGTATTTGCAGGACTTGACGTAGGGTATAAAGACCCCACGGCATTTTGTGTAGTAGCATATGATTGGGATCAACAAAAATTCTATCTTATTGATGAGTATCTAAACGCTGAAAGAACTACTGAACAGCATGCTAAAGAAATTAACCTTTTAGTAGACAAATATCTTATTGATTGGATTTATATTGACTCTGCCGCTCAACAAACTAGATTTGATTTTGCTCAAAATTACGATATTTCGACAATTAATGCAAAAAAATCTGTTCTAGACGGAATTGCTCATGCTGCTAGTATAATTGATAATGATAATCTGGTAGTAGATCAAAAATGTCGCCACGTATTAGAGGCAGTTGACCAATATCAATGGGATGCTAATCCTAATTTGTTAAAAGAACGTCCAAAACATAATATGGCAAGCCATATGTCAGACGCTATAAGATATGGACTGTATACTTTTGAGACAACTGCAAGTACTTTTTGAGGTATCACCAACGAAAAAATAAATGTTGACAAAAAGGTAAAAATTTGGTATAATTTTTATAAATAGGATATTATGAATTTAAAAAGGGATCTAGTCAAGTACGTTAGAGATAAGGCGAAGTCAGGTTATAAGAAAGAAACCCAGTGCTACATTTGTGGAGAGACAGAAAAGCTAGAGTTTCACCACTTCTACGGAATGACTGAGCTACTTGAAGCTTGGCTAAAGAAGAATAAATTAGTAATAAACTCAGCCGATGAAATCATGGAGCTTCGGGTAACTTTTATTAAAGAATATAACAATGAAATCTACTATGAAGCTACTACACTATGCAAATCCCATCACATGCGGCTACACAGTATTTATGGTAAACGACCAAAATTGGTAACAGCACTTAAACAAAAGCGATGGGTAGATAAAATGAGGATAAAGCATGGCATGGTATGATAGATTATTAGGTATTGATAGAGAGGAGAAGATAAATCCTGCTCAATCTTTTATTTCTATGGAAGAAGGGCTAACTATTGATACTAGAGAGATTAAAGATAATTATAGATCAGCTTATGAAGAATTAGAGGTTGTTAACCGTGCTGTAAATATGATTGTTGATGATGTTTCAGATATACCTTTTGAAGTACAGGAAAAAATTAAGGGAATCACACCCGTTGTAGATAATGTTCGAAGAACGCGCGTTGATTTGGTACTTAATAAAGAACCTAATCCTTTTCAAGATATTAATACTTTTAAACGAAATTTAATTATCGATTTACTAATTGATGGAAATATCTTTGTTTACTTTGATGGAGCACACATGTATCAGTTACCAGCACATAATGTAACTATACATAGTGATACAAAATCTTATATAGAAGGATATGAATATGATGGTCATATAGACTACTCCCCTAAAGAAATAATACATATTAAAGAAAACTCATTTAAATCAATCTACAGGGGAGTACCTAGACTAAAACCAGCATATAGAACCATGTATTTATTGGATAATATGCGTAAGTTCCAAGATAACTTTTTTAAGAATGGAGCGGTTCCCGGTTTAGTACTCAAAAGTCCAAATACTCTTTCAGAAAGAATAAAAGAAAGAATGTTACAGGCTTGGCAGACTAGATATAATCCTAAAAGTGGTGGAAAAAGACCACTTATATTAGATGGAGGACTAGAAGTAGATAGTTTAACGAAAATTAACTTCAAAGAGTTAGATTTTCAAAGTTCTATCAACGCAAACGAAAAAATAATTTTAGAAGCAATGGGAGTACCTCCTATTCTTCTTGATGGAGGGAATAATGCTAATATTAGACCTAACCATCGACTTTACTATCTAGAAACAATAATACCGATAGTAAGAAAGGTAGGTTATGCCTTTGAAAGATACTTTGGCTTTAAATTAAGTGAAGATGTTTCAAATATTCCAGCTTTACAGCCAGAATTGAGAGATCAAGCAGCTTATTACCAAGCTCTAGTAAATTCAGGTATAATGACACCAAACGAAGCTAGGGAATCATTAATTTTAGAACCAATAGAAGGTTTTGATGAATTAAGAATCCCAGCTAATATTGCGGGTAGTGCGGTAGACCCCGAAGAGGGGGGAAGACCTCCCGAAAACGAGGAAACAAATGAATAAAAAGAAAATACTTAAAGTTTTGGCAGATTATTTTGCTAAAAAGGGTGTTATGATGACTCCCGCGGAATATAAAGCAGCTGACGACACACCAATGAGATTTATGGTAGCTAAGAGACCTTTTGGCTCTTGGGCAAGAGCATTGCAAATGGTAAAAAGGAATTTTCCAGTGCAATACGGAAAAGCTACAAATCCTGTTGCAGCAGCACCAAAGGCAGCTCCAAAAGTGAGCAGTACTATGGCAGCAGCAATGTCTAAAGCTAAGCAAGCCTCTAAAAAGGCTTAAAAAGTAGGTAGTTAAAATGGAGAAAATTTTTCACTGGACTAATACTTTTAAAACTCTAGGGGAGAATGATGATGGTAGCGTTAATATTAGAGGATTAGCGAGTACTAATTCATTAGATCGAACTGGAGATGTTATTAATCATGATGCGTGGACAAAATCGGAAGGTTTAGCTGGATTTCAGCAAAACCCTATAATTTTGTTTAATCATAACTATAACAAACCTATTGGTCGTGCTACTTCAATAGAAGTAAGCAAAGAAGGTCTGGAACTTGGAGCGAAAATCTCTAAGTCTGCAGGCGAAATTAAAGATCTAATTAAAGATGGTGTTCTTGGAGCCTTTTCCGTTGGTTTTAGAGTCAAGGATGCTGAATATAAAGAAGAAACTGACGGATTTGAGATAAAAGACGCCGAACTGTTTGAAGTATCAGTGGTTAGTGTTCCAGCTAACCAAACTGCTATGTTTTCTCTGGCTAAATCATTTGATTCAACAGACGAATACCAAGAGTTCAAAAATCTTTTTATAAATAATAAAGAGGCTAATCAATCTGATAAGATTGAGACGCCACAAGCGACGGGTAAAACCGTTTCACAGGAGAAACCTATGTCTACTGACAATGAAGCTCCTAGCGCTAGTGTTGACTTGAAAGCATATGCAGAAGAAGTAGCTACAAAAACAGCTGCTAAATTTGCTATGGCTCAAGCAGAAAAGGACGCTAAGGAACAAGCTCAAGTGAACGCAGCAGCAGCAGAAGCTGCCGCAGTAGAAGCTGAGCAAGAAAAAGTTAAAGCGATAGTAGAAGTCGGAATGGAAGGTGCAGAGCGCCTTACTAAAGACCTAGAGGAACGTGTTTCTGAAAAGCACGAAGACCTTGAAAAAGTCGTTGAAGAACTTAGGGTTGATCTCACCGAGAAAAAAGCAGAAATCGAAGCAATTCGTGAATCTAAGAGAATTTTCGGAAGAGAAAATCCAGACTGGCACAAGGCTTATGAGAAAGACATCAATGATGCTTGGACCATGGGACTTGCAACAGGCAAAGGTTGGGACACGAAACTTGGACAAAGTACTATAGAAAAAGTTAACGCACATTCGGGCGTTGGTGTATCTACTGCAGACTTCGAACAAACTGTTTCAACAAATGTGGAAAGAGACATCCAACTAGCATTAGTATTAGCACCTCTATTTAGAGAAATTCCTATGTCTAGTGCAACTCAAATCATACCAATCTTACCAGATAGCGGTTATGCTGAATTCGCTTCAGCTCAAACAGCAACGGGCTCAAGCCCACACGGTAACTTAGCCCAAAGAGGCGATACTTATGGATCGGCTTACGGCGGTATTGATTTGACCGAAAGGACTCTTTCAACTAAAAAACTAATTTCACAATCTTACTTAGGTAATGAAACTGAAGAAGACGCAATTCTACCAATTCTTCCTTTAATTAGGGAATCGATTGTTAGATCTCATGCAAGAGCTGTAGAAAATGCAGTTCTGTTGGGTAACAACGCTGATGGCGCTTTTGGTACCGGTGGTGCATCGTTTGATGGACTCTGGACATTAGCAGAAGCTGATTCTGACGTTACACAATCAAGCACGGCATTTGCTTCAGACACAGTTACAGCAGCCGAATTATTGGCACTAAGGAAAAATATGGGTAAATACGGAATTAATGCTTCCGATATTTTCTATTGTGTATCTTCAACAGCTTATTTTAATCTGTTAGAAGATGCTGAATTCCAAGATGTGAATTTGGTTGGTAGTGCAGCTACTAAACTAAATGGTGAAATCGGCAGCGTATTTGGTACTAAAATCATAGTATGTGACGAATTCCCAACAGCAGCAGTCAATATGCCTGCAGCTATTGCAGTTTGGCCACGAAACTATGTAATGCCACGATTAAGAGGCATGACCATAGAATCTGACTATGAAGTTGCTAACCAAAGAAGAGTACTAGTTGCTTCACAAAGAATTGGCTTCACCGATATGATCGATGGTGCTACTTCCAAGTGGGCTTACCAGTACAGCGGTTCTTAATAGCTAAATGAATTTTTATGTGGGGGAATTTATTTTCTCCCGCATAATATTCTAAGAGAAATATGGCAAATTTAGTAACATTACAGCAGTATAAGGACTTTGCGGGCTTGCAGGGAGTAAAAACCGATGCTCGTATTAATACTATTATACCTCAAGTTACTCAAATTGTTAAAACTTATTGTGGTACTTCACTTATAGACTACTATAGTAGTGCTAAAACTGAATATTTTGATATAATAGACAAACTTACTACTAGAGTTATGTTAGATGAAGGTCCCATTGTAGCGGTAACTTCGGTACAAGAAAGAGATAGTCAATCAGACTCATATGTTACACTAATCACAGAAAATTCTGACAGTAGTGGTAAATATGAATATATAATTGACTCAGCTACAGATAGTATAATACGTACTACTAGTACTGGTACTAAAAACTTTCCAGTAGGTCATAAATCTGTAAAAGTAGTTTATACCGCAGGGTATAGTGCTACACCAGCTGATTTAAAACTTGCAGTATATGATTTAATTAAGTATTACTTAAAAGATGAAAGAAAAGCACGTATGCAGATTTCAGGAGCTATGGTTGAAAATCCAGTTTCTACAAGTTTAAGTGGTAATATAGGATTTCCAGATCATATAAAGAGGATTTTGGATTTTTATAAGTTGTATAAGTAATGGCTTTACAAAATTTAAAAACGGAACTTAGAGGGTTACTTAG